CCCTTGACAGACAATCCTTTGCCCCAGGACACGTCCACCCAGACGGTAGGGAAAAAGTGTGAGTCTTTTTCAACTTTGAATTTTCGTAGCCGAAGATTAGAGGCCGAGATCGAAGTTTGATAGCGAATTTTTTACGGTCAAAGGTCGATTTGTTTTTCTTCATGTCGATACTATACTCTACTTTTTATAAAAGTCAAGAAAATATTTGAAAGAAAATGCCCTCCCCATATACGGAGAGGGCGAGGGGTACCCCCACCGGCTAAACCAAAACAGACCCCTCGGGCAGTTTAATCGAGTCGCCGTTCTCATCCTCAAGAGTCTCAATAGCGAAACTACCACCGTCAAGCCCTTCGTAGGCACCTTGACAGAAGGCTGGCTGTAGCGTGCCGTCTGGGTGTTCAAGTGTTCCCTCCCAGACTGCCCACTGTCCCCGATCAAGTTCATCGGCCACCCCGGTTTCGTGAAATCGGTATGTTAAGTTTTTATTCATTTTTTTATTCATTCAGATAATCCATAGCCTCGTTAGCGTTAAAGTCGGCCAAATCATCGGTTCCAGACCCGTCTCCAGGCCAACCGCCGTCATAAGGATCTTCCCCATCGCCGTAAACTTGACCCAGTGGAGTGTCCTGCTCCTCAGGTAACACGGTCATTTCATCCCGAAATTCGCTTTCGGCCGATACGTTGTCAAAGTCATTCATCATGGTAAGAGTATTATACTATACTTTTATAAAATGTCAAGAAGAAACTTTTACTCAAAAAAAGCGTATTCCAATGCCTTTTCGTTACAATCGGTTAGTTCAGCAGTCTGCCAGTGAATAGACTTCGCCCAACTAATCCTAATAGCCACATTGGTTTTGACAATAACCCGGTTATCGGGATAGTCAATATATTCCCAATCATCCACAACAGATCGCCATTTAATGTCATTCATAATATCACTTCTCCTGAAAATTTCATATTCATGATCACAATTTACCACAGTTCTATAAAAAGTCAAGGACAAATTTTCGTAATAGATCAAACATGACTTGATATATTGCCCCCAATAGGCGCCTATACAAAAGTTATTTTTGCGCAGGTGCCGGTCCCCTACTCTTAGCGCCCTCCGCCGGGTCTGCTTCATACAGGTTCCTTCCAACACTCTTAATATACCACAAGAATATAAAAAGTCAAGAAGTTTTTTTACACAAAATTCGGTCAAGAATTTCTTGTGCCTGAGATCGGACCCGCAGAGAATAATAACGATAGTTAGAAATCCTTCGTAGTTCTTTTACGTATGATTTGGGTGATTTCGATTCAACGATGGCTTTATAAATCGCTCGTGCGCCTTTTGGTAGTAATCGTTTCATAAAACCTCACTCTTTTAACTACGTTCGGCCAGTATCATTCTGGCGTGCGCCTTAACTTCGTCAAGAGAACTGTATCGACGGCTGATTGTGTCGTTGACATATTCGACGCCGGTTGGCCACTTTTCACGCCACACACCAAACAACGTGATTGTGCGGCCGGCTTCATCGACGGCCTGAACTGCGCGCCAGGCACCGTCAGGCTTGGAGAGAATGATTTTCTTCATGCTGTCAATATACCATAGATTTTATATTTGTCAAGTATATATTCCGTCCAAGTAACCCTCTATGCTATCGTCAATTCGTTCGCACTCTCTGAATGTTTCATCCCCATACTCAGACAAGAAAACATCATCGGTTTCGCATTGACCTTCCCAGATACCACCCCAGTAAAGGTCGATCATGTTTGACACTGAGTTGCGTTGAAAGATATAACAACTACCTTGAACGGCTCCCCCGTTGTTTATAATGTGAAGGGCGCCGTAAGCACAACGCCCTTTCAACTTTTTAGGTTTCTTCTTTTTCATTCAGTAACCGTGGCCGCCACCAACGTTTCAACTTTGGCCTGATCCGAAATCGACACTAACTGACTCCAATACTTCGGCATTTTCTTGAAAACCAAGGTCATCTGTTTATCGCTGAGCCGGCCCCATTTCATATACTGTTCACAGAAAGAGGAAAGGATTTCAGCATCACAACCGGAGAAACCAACGTCATTGATTACCTGAGTTGTCTGAGAAGCCTGCTCTTGAGCGGTCTGCCGTTCGTAAATCTTCAGCATGCCCCTGGTCGCCCACGTAGCGTTCGACGCCAGTTTGGTTTTGAAGGTTTCTTTGATATGTTTCTTGGTGATCTTCATCATGACAATACTATACTCTATTTTTATAGAAAGTCAAGAAATATTTTACATTATTCCACCAACAAACTTTTCCAAAATACTATCCTTGATTACATAAGTAGTCCAAATTCTCTCGATTCTCCGGCCTGATGTTTCCCACCAGAAGATTTTGATATGTACTATTTTGATATCTTTAGTGTAGGAAGGATTTTCAACCGGAGAATTAAATGGCTCGGTATAGACTCTGACAAAGTAAGTCATATCCGGCTGATTTATGGTATACGTTTCGTTTGTAGTCGCGTCATACCGACTAATAACTTCCGTGTCGTTCAACCGGCAGTAAGGCAACCGAATGATTTCTGTCTTGTCAACTATAACATTCTTGGCGAAGTTTTGGTGTCGAGCGCTTTGAATTTGATGAAATCCCAAGAGGAACCCGTTAATGATCGCCACTGCACATATGCCAAACAAAGACATTGCAACAATGGCTTCTACCATCATGAACGCCTTGATACTTTTGTGGAAAGTAATTTTCATACACGTATTTTACCATAACTTTAAAATAAGTCAAGAAGAAAGTTTTGCCTTCAAGTGATTATGAGGAACACCGTAGCGTTCATATATTTTTCTCATATCCTTATAAGCTTCTTCAAGAGTAGGATAAAGACGGCGCAATGTTGGTTTAAAACCACAACCTCTAGCCCATTTTTCAAAAGAAGGAATATGTTCCGATTCTTTAATTTGTCTCCCGTTATTGCATGATTGACAAGCTAGCACATACCGCTCTTCATTCTGTTTCCCACCAACCCACCGCCTCAAGTCAATTTTGGAATAAATGTGGTCGATTGTCGCGCATTTCGGATTGTGTTTCTGATCGCCTACGCCTGCTTCGGGCATTTCTGTTAATACTCCGCAGTAATGACAGTGGGGGTTTTCTTTAAACATCTTTAGCCTTCGTTTTCGAAAGTTTCCCATACTTTACCGTTTTGCGTTAACGCCTTATTACGCTTGAGCGGCAAAATCCATCATTTCCCGCTGAAGTTCAATAAGACTTGTTGCCTTCGCCGGCTCCCACACCCGAGCGTTATTACCCTTTTGTATAATGATCAGAAAGTTGCGGATGCGACCCGTTCTGGTAATGAAAGCCAGAGCGGATTGAACGTCAACATACTTGGTATAAATTTCGTTTGGTTGGTTTAAGACGAAGATTTGAATTCTATTCATGGTAATACTTTACTATATTCTTTTCGGATTGTCAAGTTATTTCTTCAAAACTTGATACAAAAGTTTCTTATAGTCGTCGTTATTCAACGGTTTAGAATCAAGTAATTTGAAACAGAATGACGCTCGGTTAGTATTGCCGTAAGAAGAAAGGATTTTCTGAGCCTGATCTTTACGGGTCGGCAAAGTTTTGACCGTCACCACAAACCCTCTCATATGGTCAATAATCTTTTCTACTTCTTTGGATAACTCACAGATACGGCTTATGTCGCCTTGAATCTGAGACATTTTTTCGAAATCGAATTTGAAGGTTTCCTCAATTTCAGAGTAGAATTTCTGAAAGTCAGGCCGACCAAGAATTATCCACAAATCCACTACTCGGTCAAAATTGCCCAACTCATCCTTCATTCGATGTTTGGCCAGATAGTCCAGTGATTTAATTTTAAAAATTGACTGCCCGTTATTGGAATAGACACAAACCCCTTCTTTACCCTTCCACTGTTCCACCGTCGCCATAAGGTCTTTAACTGACCCAAAGGTATAGGTAGCCGGCCTCTCACAACCGAAGTTCTCAGCCAGAGAAGGCAACCAATCTTGATGCCAGAGAGAATAATTATCGTGATTAACAATACCGATGAAATACCACTTGGGCTCGTCGCCGTAGTTTAGGACAATCTGATTAAATGGAGAAGTCCACTCAAACAATAAAGAAAATGGCCAGGTCTCAAAGTCAGGCTGAAACATGAAAACGTTGGGGTGATTCTTCTTGAACGTCTCCAGTTCACAACCGTTGTCCAACTTGGTGGCATCGACTGTGCCTCTGGTTCGGAGGATAAACTGCCCTTTGTATTTTGAAACGATCAAAAGCGACCCGTCAAGTTTTTCCATGACGCTAGCGCCTTTCAATGAAGTAGGCACAGGAAAAACTTCAGGCTTTTCACCCCAATTGGTGAACTTGGGGAAGCCGGCGGAAATTAGTTCACCTTGAGAATTCCAGACGGAAGATCGGAAGACTTTGGTTTCTTGAGTCCAGGCACAACCTATATGTTGGGGCTGAACAAGGTATACCGTTTCACCATTCAATTCATGTGAATGAACCATGAACTGCTCCGGGTTTATTGTGGTCAAGTCAATCTTCATTGTTTATACTTTACCACATTTTTATAAAATGTCAACAAAATTCTTCCACCTGAGTAATCTTCGCGTGCCGGTTGTTAGCGAAGTCAAGTTTTGCCCACACGGTTGCCTTAGCCTCCTCCGGACTGTTCGCTGAAACGATTGTACATTCCTCTGTGATGTAAGTTACATCACCCCTACAAGGCCAGATGAAATACACTCTGTATTTCTTTATGTATTTATTCATAATTAACTGCTAACCTCAATCGAAGCGCTCCCGTTCTCGTCAACAAGCGCTTCAATGATAATCGTTTTCTCCGTAGTAGTGATAATCAACTGATTTTTGGTTCGCTTGACTGCAGAGACAACGGGCTTACTCAAGAGGCTAATCAATCCGATTGTTGTCACGATATCCTGAATCTGGCTCCACTGAAAATCCACGTCCTTCTTTTTGACCGCATCCTTTTCAGTCTG